GATGCGGCCGGAGGTGATGTGACATGACTTCTGGGGGTGCGCGTAGGAACTCTGGTCCTCCGCCTGATCCGAATGCGTTGCGTCGTGATCGGAAGGATGATGCGGCGTGGGTGACGCTGCCAGCGGTCTATGACGGTGTGGTGCCTGAGTTCCCGTTGCCGCGTGCGGTGCAGTTCGACACGCATTTCGAGGACGGCAAGAAGGTCACCGTGCCGGATCCGGAGGAGACGTTCGCGGTGTGGGAGGCGGAGCTCGCTCTCTGGGAGGAGTTGTGGCAGAAGCCGCAGGCTGCGATGTGGGCCAGGTTGGGCATGAAGTTCGAGGTCGCAGCCTATGTGCGTGCGTTTCTCGAGTCGGTGCGTTCCGACGCGTCTGCAGGACTCAAGACTGCGGTGCTGCGGATGGCCGGCGAGATCGGTCTGTCTCTGCCTGGCATGCATTCGCTGCGGTGGAAGCTCTCGGTCGACGAGGTCGGCGAGCGGCGTTCCGAGAAGAGCGAGACGAAGGCTCCGAAGGAGGCGAAGTCGGCTCGTGACAGATTGAGGGTGCTCAATGGCGGGTAAGCCGCTGATGGTGGTCCCGTCCTGGGTGGAGCAGCATTGCGTGATCCCGGACCAGGACCAGCGCGGCGAACCGTTCCTGCTGGGTGACGAGCAGCTCGTGTTCATGGCGAATCACTACACGGTGCGGCCGGATGCGCAGATCGGGCAGAAGGCTACGGCGTTCGTGTTCCGGCGTTCGCAGTTGGTGCGGGCGCAGAAGTGGGGCAAGTCTCCGCTGATTGGTGCGTTCGTGTGCGCTGAGGCGGTCGGCCCGGTCTTGTTCGACGGGTTCGCTACTGGCGGCGAGGTGTACCGCTGCTCGGATCATGGCTGCGGGTGCGGCTGGGTGTACGAGTATGAGCCGGGTGAGCCGATGGGGAAGGCCTGGGCGACGCCGCTCATCCAGATCACTGCGACCTCTGAGGATCAGACCGACAACACCTATGACGCGCTGCGTCCCATGATCGAGCTCGGCCCGCTGGCCGAGGTGATCCCGAAGACGGGCGAGGAGTTCATTCGCCTCCCGAACGAGGGCCGTATCGACGTGGTGACGTCGAAGGCGAACTCTCGTCTGGGTCAGCGTGTCACGTTCGTGCCGCAGGACGAGACGGGCCTGTGGGTGCAGTCCAACGGTGGCCATAACCTCGCGAAGAAGCAGCGTCAGGGCTTGGCCGGCATGTCGGGTCGGGCGATCGAGACGACGAACGCGTGGGATCCTGCCGAGGATTCGGTGGCGCAGCGCACGTTCCTGTCGCAGGCGAAGGACATCAACAAGGATTTCCGGCAGCCTCCCGCGGATCTGGACTTCTCGGTGAAGAAGCAGCGCCGCAAGATCTTCGAGTTCAACTATGCGGGCGCCCCGTGGGTCGATATCGACTCCATCGAGGGTCAGGCGTTCGAGATGCTCGAGAAGGACGCGACCGACGCGGAACGGTTCTTCGGGAACCGGATCGTGGCCGGTGCCGGCCGGTGGCTCGAGTCGGCCAGGTGGGCGAAGCGCGCCGAACCTCGTGTGGTGCCGGCGGGCACGAAAGTGTGTCTCGGGTTCGACGGCTCCGATAACGAGGACTACACGGGCATTCGTCTCGAGACGCTCGACTACTACCAGTTCACGCCGACCTACGGGGCCGCGGGGCGGCGCACGCTGTGGAAGCCTGCCGACTTCGGCGGGCGGATCCCACGCGATGAGGTGCGGGCCGCGGTCGAGGAGATCTGCGCCACGTTCAACGTGGTGCGGGCGTACTGCGATCCGAAGTTCTGGGAGACCGAGATCGACGAGTTCGCGTCGCTCTACGGCGAGAAGGTGTTCATCAAGTGGCCGACGAACCAGATTGGCCGCATGTGGCCCTCGCTCGAGCGGTTCCGCACTGACCTGTACGACGAGGATGCCCGGTTCCGGCATGACGGCGACGACCAGGTCACAGAGCATGCCGCGAACGCGGTGATCCGTGCCCGCGGCATGGATCCGGTGACCGAGCAACGCAAATACATCTTGGGCAAGGCGTCCGAGCATCAGAAGTTCGACTTCATCATGTCGAGCGTGCTCGCCCATGAGGCCACCGCGGACGCGATCGCTGCCGGCGCGCTCAACACCGGCCCGGCCAAGAACTACGTCTACTTCTGAAGGGAGACGGTATGGAGACAGCACGCGCTGAAACGCTGCGTGACCGGATCTACGAGCGGTTGGCCGCTCGCCGGCCCCAGGTGGAGGAAGACGAGAAGTATTACCGCGGTGATCAGCCGCTGTCGTTCGCGACCAAGGAGTGGCAGGAAGCGAACGCGGCCCGCTACTCGGGGTTCTCGGACAACTGGTGCGGCACGGTCGTGAACGCGGAAGCGGAACGCCTCGACCCGATCGGAGTTGCCGGCATCGAGAAGAAGGCCGCGACGACCCTCTGGGATGCGCTGCGCAAGAACGAGTTCGATGCTCAGTTCTCGCAGGGCGTCGTCACCTCGCTGACGGCCGGCCGCTCCTACGTGATGGTGTGGGCCGACTCGGACGGCGAACCTCTCATCACGGTCGAGCATCCCGCGCATGTGGAGATCGAGTACGACTGGGAGAACCCCAGGATCCGGGTCGCCGCGTTGAAGACGTGGATCGACGAGAAGCTGGAGTACGCGACCCTCTACACCGCTACTGAGGTGTTCAAGTGGGAGCGTGACCGGCAGGAACTCAAGAACGATCGCGCCCCGCAGTCGGAGCAGGCCCGCGCCGAGTCGGGGTCTGGCGGTGGCTGGCTCCCGCGCACGGGCGGCAAGGATGATGCGTGGCCGGTGACGAATCCGCTGGGTGCGGTGCCGGTGGTGGAGATCCCGAACCGTCCGACGCTGCTCGGGGAACCGGTGTCGGAGATCCGTGGCGTGAAGCCGATGCAGGACGCCATCAACCTGCTGTGGGCGTACCTGTTCCTCGCCGCCGACTACGCGTCGATGCCGGCCCGCGTCGCGCTGGCGACCGCGCCGCCCATGATCCCCATCATCGACAAGGAGACCGGGGCGCAGATCGGTGAGCGTCCGGTGGACATGAAGGATCTCGCCGAGAGGCGCCTGATCTACATGTCCGGCGAGAACGCGAAGATCGACGAGTGGGAGGCCGCGAAGCTCGACGTGTTCACGAACACGATCGAGATCGGTGTCGGCCATATCGCTGCGCAGACCCGCACCCCGCCGCACTATCTGGTGGCGAACAAGGGCCTATCGAACCTGTCGGGTGACGCGCTGACCGCGGCTGAGATCGGGCTCGTGCAGAAGTCGAACGAGTTCATCACGTTCACGAACCCGGCCCTGCGGGAGGTGCTGCGCCTGGTGGCGATGGTGCTGAACCAGTCGGGCCTGGCCGATCAGGCGCGGCTCGCAACTCTCGTGTGGAAGAACCGTGAGATCCGGTCCGAGTCGCAGATGGCCGACGCGCTGGTGAAGAAGCGGCAGATCGGGTACCCGCTCGAGTTCCTGATGGAGCTCGAGGGCAACGACCCGGCCACCATCGGCCGTGTCATGGCGATGGTCGAGCAGGAGCAGGCCGATGCGCAACTCGATCGGGCGGTGAGGGAGCTGAACGCATATGCAGCAGGTGCCCCACGCGACGGCGGAGTTCTACCAGCAGCAGCAGCGAATCGCTGAACTGACGGGGCGGGCCGTCGCTGAGCAGTGGCGTCGAGTCGGAGACGACTTCGATGCCGGCTGGGCGGCGGTCCGTGACGGCACCACGCAGGTGGTGCAGGCCGGAATGGCAGCGTCGGTGCGTTCCGCGCAGGAGTACACGCCCGCGCTGCTCGCCGAGACCCGTGTCGCCGCTCCCGCGGCCGGACGCATCAACGCTTCCGCGTTCACGAGCGCCGCACCGGACGGGTCGGAGCTCGCGTCCTACTTCGATGCGGCACCGATCAGAGCGAAGCAGGCCGTCAGCGCCGGAGCATCGTCGCTGCGTGCCCGGTCGATCGCGGGCGCGTGGCTGATGTCGAAGGTGCTGACCGCGCTCGCGGACACGCGCCGCGACGTCGTCTCCACCGACATGGCTCAGCGGCCGTCCCTGACCGGGTACGTGCGGATGCTGAACGGCCCGTCCTGCAAGGACTGCGTGATCCTCGCAGGCAAGTGGTTCCGCTGGAACGAAGGGTTTGAGCGGCACCCGAACTGCGACTGCGTCCACATCCCCGCAACCAGCCAGGCGTGGGCGGAGGCGGAAGGGTTCGTGTCGGACCCCTACGACTACTTCAACAGCCTCACCGAGGCCGAGCAGGACCGCCTGTTCACCCGGGCCGGCGCGCAGACCATCCGCGACGGCGGCGACATCTACCGGGTGGTGAACATCCAGAACCGGGGCCTCGGGGTCTCCCGGCAGGCTGTGAAGTACGGTACCCCGACCCGGATGCGCCCCCAGGACATCTATGACCTCGGCCTCTCCCGGGAGCGCACGATCGAGATGCTCACCCGCGAGGGGTACATCACCGGCCCCCAGGTCGGCGGCGGCAACATCGTCGGACGCTACCGTGAAGCCTTCCAGACCCCCATCAGCCGGCCAATCGTGGCCGGATCGAACCGGGACCGGGTGCTGCGGGCGCGGGAGACCGGGGTGCGGGATCCGCTCGACCGGGCGACGATGACCGCGCAGGAGCGGCGCCTGTTCGATGCCGTCTACCAGCGCGAGTACGCCCGGAAGTACGGGTATCTGCCGCGCACGATCGGGCAGAACTCCGCAGACCTTTACTCGGGGCTGGTCGGGCGTGCCGCGACTGCGGAACGGCTTGCGATGCTCGATGCGCAGATCTCGCGGCAACTGGCGAAGATCCGCCCCTCGCAGCGGTCGATGCTGCTGCTGGTGGACGAGCTCGGCCTGAACGCGGACGAGTTCGCGACTGGGCAGGTGTTCCGCGCGATCGAGAACAGGATCGGCACCGCGGCGATCGCCCGCACCCAGACGGGTGCAAGCGGCGGCGGGGGTCGCATCCCACCGTCGACCAGACGTGCAGCGGGGATGCCGGATGAGCCGGACTTCAACACGCCCGAGGGGAAGCGGTACTGGCGGGCACGGCAGGACGCACTGCCCACGAACCGTATCTCTGATGCGCTCGAGCCGCACGAGATCCGCTTCTACGAACAGTTCACCGAGGCCCACCGGGTCCGCCTGATCCCGAAGAGCGGGACCGGGGTGCCGACGAACGACTTCGCATGGGTGAGCCGCGACGACCTGCTGGTCGAGGTGAAGACTACGAAGGCTCGCGCGCGAACAATCAATGCGCGCATCAGCGAGGCGGTCACGAAGGCGCAGGCGCGGGGCGTGGTGAAGGAGAACTTCATCGTCGACCTCGGACAACAGCCCCTCACAGAGGTGCTCGTGAACCAGCTCAGCCGATACAACAGCGGCCGTATCCCAGAGAGACGCATCGCGAGGCTCTGGGTGTTCAGTAACGGCGAACTGACCGAGATCCCGCTGAAAACGGTGAAGTAGGGGAACCCCCCGCTTTCAAGCTTTTCAGCGTCGCATTATTTCAGCGCTCGCGGAGGCCCCTACTTCGATTACGAGTGTACGCCTGGCGGCGCGATTCCGCCAGGCCCCCGGCGCGTACCCGACTGGTGTCGGAGGCCGACTGTAAATCGGTTGCCGCGTGCACGGCAGGTTCGATCCCTGCACGCGCCACTTTCCGAGTGTGATGCTCGGTCGCCCCTCCGGGGGTGTTCTGCCGTACCCGACCGGGTGCGGCTTTGTCACTGATGGAGGGGTGAACCCGAATGAGCAAGGAAACGACTGAGACGGTCGAGACCGAGGAAACCGTAACCGAAGCCACCGAGGCTGAGGAGACGGGAACGCAGGACGACACCGAAGAGGTGGAAGATCCTGCGGCAGGGCTGAAGTCGGCCCTGCAGAAGGAAAGGGCGCAGAACAAGGCGAACCTGAAGCGGATCAAAGAGCTCGAACGTGAGCGCGAGGACCGCGACAAGTCGCCGGACGAGAAGGCGCTGGACGATGCGCGGCGTGAGGCCGCAGCCGAAGCTACGGCGAAGGCGAACACGCGTCTGGTCGCTGCCGAGTTCCGTTCCGCCGCTGCAAAGCGGGTGAAGGATCCGCGCATCGCCGCGAAGCTGGTCGACCTGACCGGCATCGAGGTCGATGACGACGGCAATGTCGACGCCGAGGCCATAACCGACGCGCTCGACACCCTGCTCGAGGAGTACCCCGACCTGGCCCCGTCCAGGTTCGAGGGCACCGCCGATCAGGGCACCCGTGGACGGTCGAGCCGTCCATCGCAGCTCACCGCTGAACAACTGACCACCATGTCCCCGGAAGCTGTCGTCGCCGCCCGCAAGGAAGGCCGACTGAACACGCTCCTGGGGATCACAACGTAAGGAGGAGCCATGTCGCTCACCAACTTCATCCCCATCGTCTGGAACTCCCAGATGCTGCTCGATTTCCGGGAGACCGCGATCGCGGCGAACCTGGTCAACCGCTCGTACGAGGGTGACGCCCGCTCGGGCAACACCGTCCGCGTGAACACCGCCGGCGCGGTCGCGATCAAGGACTACAAGGCCGGCATGATCTCGGACGGTGCCACGCCGACTCCGGGAACCATCCCCCGGACCACCACCCCCGACGCGGTCTCCTCGACCAAGGCCGACCTGCTCATCGACCAGGAGAAGTCGTTCGACTTCCTCATCGACGACATCGACCGCGCGCAGGCTGCCGGTTCGCTCGGAGAGTACACCCAGTCCGCCGCCGAGGGCCTCGCGGAAGACGCCGACAAGTTCATCCTGTCGGGCCTGTCGACCACGAACACGCACCTGACCGCCTCGGCAGTCAACTCCGGCGACACCGCGTTCGACGTCATCGGTCTGCTCCGCAAGACCCTGAACAAGGGCAAGGTGCCCAAGGGGAACCGTGTCGCGGTGATCAACGCCGAGTTCTCGTCGCAGCTCCTCAAGGCTGCGTCGCGCATCACCAACGTGGACCAGTCGGGCAGCCCCGCGGGCCTGCGGGACGGCTACATCGGCCGTCTCCTCGGCTTCGACATCTACGAGTCGGAGAACCTGCCCAACGTCGCCAAGCCGCAGGTCGTGGCCTGGTACAAGCCGTCCTACTCGTTCGTGTCGCAGATCGAGAAGACCGAGGCGATGCGTCACGACGACTCGTTCTCGGATCGTCTGCGCGGCCTGCACGTCTACGGCGGCAAGGCGTTCCGCCCGACCGGTATCGTCGCTCACACCGCGTCCTAGGAGGTTCGGCATGGTGGCATTCGCTACTTCTGATGAACTGGGCGAGCGCCTCAGGCGCACGTTCACGGAGGCTGAAGCCGAGTGGCTGGACAAGCTGCTGGCGGATGCCACCGCCTACCTGCAGGACCAGATCGGGCAACTCGTCTACCCGCGGCAGACGGCCACCTTCACGGACTGGCCGTCTGCCGGGTGGGTGGACCTTCCCCAGTGGCCCGTCGTGTCTGTCGACGCGGTGCAGCGGGCCGGGGCCGGGATCCCGTTCGACGAGCGCCCCGGGAGGATCCGGGTCGCCTCCGACGAGAAGGTGGACGTGACGTTCACCTACGGATACCCGACGTGCCCGCAGACTCTGGTCGCGTTGTGCTGCTCGCTCGTGTCGCAGCAGTTGCTGCTGGTGGAAGCGGGCCTGGGGCTGTCGATCGGCGGGCTGTCGTCTGTCGCTCTCGATGACTTCAAGATCGCGTTCGCTGACGGTGGTGAGGGCACCGGGCTGACGCTCCCGAAGGTCACGCTCGACGGGCTTCGGCAGAAGTATGGGCGGGGCACGGTCACGCAAGTGGATGTGCACGCATGATCGGCGGCGTACTGTCGATGGGTCGCCGCATGGCGGAGGCCCGCATGCTCGACGCCTGCAAAGTGACCCGCACCGCAAAGGGCGAACTCGACAAGCAGAACGGGAAGCATCCGGCCACCGTCACCAACGTGTACGAGGGGCCGTGTCGGGTGAAGCATCCGGGCACGGCCGCGAAACCGGCCGATGCGGGCTCGCAACTCATCGTGGTCTCCGCCCTCGAACTCCACCTTCCGGTCACCGCGGCCGGCATCCAGGCGGGGGATGTGGTGGAGATCACCGCGTCCGACACCCGCGCGGAGCAGGTCGGGCGGAAGTTCACGATCGTGGCCCCGTTCGACGGGTCGCAGACCACGGCGCTCCGCTTCCGGGTGGAGGTCGCTGATGGACGGGATTGATGCCGACTTCTCGGAACTGATCGCGCTCGCGGTCGACCTCGAGGAGGTGGCAGACAATGCCGGCCCCCACATCCGCAAGGCGGTGGAGGCGACCGCGTTCGACGTGAAGAAGGACGCGGTGAAGAAGGTCGGACGCCGGAAGATGCTGCGGCAGGCTGCCGCCGCGATCGACTACGAACTGAAGGGGTTCCAGGGGTTCGGTGCGACGGTGCTGGATGCGGAGATCGGCTACGACAAGGGCAAGGCCGGCGGTCCGCTGGGCAACCTGATCGAGTTCGGTGCTCCGCGCGCACCCGAGGTGCGTCTGGTGAAGGACCGGAACGGGAGACCGCGCTGGATGCCTGTGAAGGGTTCTTCCAAGCCCCTCCCGCCCGGGAACGAACTGCAGAACGCGTTGCAGGAGAACGAGGACAACTTCATCGAACGCCTCGACGCAGCGGTGGATGACGCGATGGAGGAGGCAGGCCTATGACTCTCCTCGATCATCGCGACGCCGTTCTCGGGTTCCTGAATACCGCCCTCCCGGGGCAGGTGTTCAAGTCGTATACGGCAGCCAAGAAGGCTGCTGGGGTGACTGCCTACGCGGTGGTGTTCATCGCCCGCAGCAGACGCGAGCAGGCCCGCTATACGGGCGGTCAGACGCGCGACACGTACACCGTAACGGTGCACAACGTCGGCGACTCCGAGGACTCGTGCCTGTGGGTGCAAGACCTGGTGGACACCCTCACCGATCAGACCCTCACCGTGACCGGTCACAGCCTGCGGCCGGCACGCTACGTGACCGGGCAGCCCCCGGACCTCGACGACGACGGCACCACGCCGTTGTGGTTCTCCATCTCCCAATTCGACATCATCTCAGACCCCGCATAGTCGGGGTCTTTCTCTTTGAAAGGTGTAGAAGATGACTTCTACTGTCGGCCCGGGTCGGGCCTCTGACGACCGCGCACTGGTACTCGCCGCCCCGAAGGGGACGGTCGCGGACCTGTCCGCACCGAAGCTCTCCGAGCTCACCCACCCCGATGTCCTCGACATCACCTATCTGCTGTTCCCTGACGGGTTCGACCACCAGACCGAGGTCACGAAGTTCCAGACCGGCCGGTACACGCTCGGGCAGGTGCTCGAGAACGAGGGCACCGTGAAGGACTCGTTCGTGCTGAAGTACCCGTACCTCGCGACGGATGCGGACGTGATGCGGACGAAGTTCCTGCAGGGCACCGAGTGGGACATCTTCGAGCGTCTCGTGGAGCACAACGATCAGCCCCTGGCCGATGGTCAGGTGTTCTCGATCGGTGCTCCGGTGCGTTGCGGCCTGCAGCGTGAGATCCCCCGCACCGCGAATACGGAGATCGGGAAGATCCAGGATCTCCTCGTCACCGGCAAGGTCGAGCGCGACATCGTGCTGGGCGGTGCCGGCGTCACCGCATGGACCCTCGACGTGACGGGCACCCCGACCGGGGGCACGTACTCGCTGTCGGTGAACGGTTTCCAGACGGCTCCGATCGCGTACGGCGCGAACGCTGCCGCGGTGAAGGCCGCGATCGACGGCCTGTCCGGTATCACCGGGGTCACGGTGACGGCGTCGGGGTCGGCCCCGATGTCGCTCACGTTCTCGGACAAGGTCGTGCTGACCGCCGACGGGTCCGTCCTGACCGGCGGCACCGACCCGGCCGTGGTCGTCGCCAAGGCCTGACCAAGGTTCCGTGGGGTGGGGTTTCCCTGTCGCTCCACCCCACGGGTACATCACTTCGACAGGATGAGACAGAGGAGGAGCCGTGGGGCTCAAAGAAGACCTGAATCGGGCGAAGCAGAACCGACCAGAACCGGTGCTGGTGGACATCGTGATCGGCGACACCCTGTACCGGGTGGATGCGCGCCGCCTCGACGGCATGGAGTGGGCCGGCGTCATGGCTGAATCGCCCCCGACCGATGAAGGCTCGGCACGGCTCGGGTTCTCCACGCATCGTGCCGCACTGATCGCGTGCACCCGATTCTCGACCCTGTACGACGCGGACGGGGAGCCCGTCCGTCATATCGAGACCGACGAGCAGGGCAACCCGCTGCCGCTGGACTGGGGCCTGATCTTTTCGGCCATCTCCGGCATCGAGGTGCAGGCGCTCGCGGCGACCTGGTGGGCTCTGAACGCGGGCGACCCGAATCAGAGGGTGGTCGATCTGAAAAAATCCTCGGCGGGTGGCGGCAAGACGAAGTAGAACTTGCGCTCCGGCTTGGTGTCTCGCCCCGCAGGTTGTCGGGGTGGGAACCGGCCGAGGTCACCCGCTACGAATACGACGAAGACGGTCGCCTCGTCACCGCGGTCACCGAGCGTGAACCCGAGTGGTGCCGCGCCGATGTCGAGGCGCTGATCGCCTACCTCGAGATGGGGCGTGTTGGCACGCACGGGCAGCCGATGTCCGAGGCGACATCGTGGGAGGCGAACCCGTCGAACAAGGACCGCACGATCGGATACGAGGTCGACGTGCAGACCGACTTCGCGGCGGTCGCGCTCTCAGAGTTCAAGAGGGCGTACAAGCAGCAGTACGGCGACGACGCGAACCTGGATGACCTCCGCTTCATCGTGAAGAAGGTCGACCTGGCGCCTAGGTCGTGACGAAGGTTCCACCTATCGCAGAATCCAGTTCCTTCACTCGCTTGTCATTGATGATCCAGTTCTCACCGACGAGGAGGGTCGAGTCGCCGAGAGCGATGCTCTTGTAGGCCGCGAGAGCTTCATCTCGCACAGCCTCGGATGAATAGATCGAGAGCACGTTCGACTCACTGCAGGTTCCGGACTCAGCGGCGAGCTTCACCTGGTTCGTCTGCTCCCAATCGGGGCATTCGCCGCCCGCCTTCACGAATGCTTCCTTGAGTTCTTCCACCGACCGGTAACTCGACGGGTACTCCGGCTCGCTCTGTGAAGCGCAACCAGTGACAAGCAGCACAACGGCAGCAATCGCGATCAGTTTCTTCATGCCCCCAGCATATGGGGGCTTTCGTGTTTCTAGGGAGTCTCCATGGGCAATCGCACTACCAAGGTCACTCTGACTGCACAGGTCCAAGGCTACGTCGAGGGCATGCAGAAGGCTGCGCGCGCTACACGCGAGACCGGTTCCGAGACTGAGAAGCTGGCGCAGCAGCGCGAAGCCATGGAGACCATGGGGCGCACCATGATGGTTGCCGGTGGCGCGATGGCTGCCGGACTCATCCTCTCCACGAAGGCAGCGATCGACTGGGACTCGGCATGGGCAGGCGTCACCAAGACGGTCGACGGCTCACCGGAGCAGCTCGCAGCGGTGGAGAAGGGGCTGCGTGACCTCACCGGTATTCTGCCGGCCTCGCATACCGAGATCGCTGCAGTCGCGGAGGCTGCCGGTCAGCTCGGCATCCAGACTCCGAACGTGGTCGCCTTCACGAAGACCATGATCGATCTCGGCGAGACGACGAACCTTTCCTCTGAGCAGGCGGCGATGTCGCTCGCGCGGTTCATGAACATCATGCAGACCTCGCAAGGCGATGTCTCTCGGCTTGGGTCCGCACTCGTGGGCCTTGGAAACAACTTCGCGACCACGGAGTCCGAGATCCTCGAGATGTCGATGCGTCTCGCCAAGTCGGGCGTTCAGATCGGCCTCTCCGAGGGAGAGGTTCTCGGTCTCGCCACCGCGCTGTCGAGTGTGGGGATCGAAGCTGAAGCCGGCGGCTCTGCCATGTCGAAGGTCATGATCGATATCGCGGCCTCGGTGGAGCAGGGCGGCGACCGCCTCGAGATGTTCGCGAAGACCTCGGGCATGACCGCGGATCAGTTCGCGCAGAAGTGGAAGACCGCTCCTGCCGAGGCGCTCGCGGCGTTCGTGAAGGGTCTCGCGAATGCGGAGGCTCAGGGCGGATCTACGCTCGGTGTTCTTGCCGAGCTCGGGATCACCGAGGTTCGCATGCGGGATGCCCTGCTGGGCTCTGCCGCTGCTGCGGATCAGTTCGCGGGCGCCATGGCGATGGGCAACAAGGAGTTCGAGAAGAACAACGCTCTGACCGACGAGGCCGAGAAGCGGTACGAAACCACCGCCGCAAAGCTCTCGATCATGGGAAACAAGGTCGTCGACGCCGCAATCTCGCTCGGTGGGCATCTGCTGCCTGCAGTGGAAGGTGTCGCTGGCGCGGTTGGCGGATTCGCTGACCTCCTGAGTGGCATGGACGGACCGATGGGCGCTGTTGTCGCCTGGACAGGCGTGGCAGCAGCAGGCATTCTCCTCGTTGGCGGTATGGCCCTTTCGGCGGTCCCCAAATTTGCAGCGCTCAAGGTCTCTGCTGAGGTTCTCGGAATCACGGCCGCTGGAGTTGGTGGAAAGCTCCGCGGCCTCGGCACTTTCCTGGGTGGGCCGTGGGGAATCGCGCTCGGAGTTGCGACTCTCTCCGTCGCTGGATTCAACGCCGCGATGGATGGGTCGAAGACTTCGGCGCAAGAGTTCGAGAACGCGATCAAGCAGGGCAACTCCGCTCTCGATGTGATGACGGATAAGGCCAATCAGAACGAGTCTGGCGTAGCTGGGCTCTTCGCTGATGTCTCGCAGCATCTCGAGAACTTGCCCGCGCTCGCAGACAAGGCTGCCACTGCCGGCCGTGGGTTCTGGTCGTCGATGACGTTCAACGAGAACGCCGCCCTGGACTCAATTAGGGAACTCGGCAATGCGCTCGCGATGCTTGCGGCAACTGACCTCCCACGCGCCCAGCGAGCCTATGCAGAGTTTGTGGGTGATGCGGGCCTAAGCGATACGCAGGCACTGACCCTCCTGAACGAGGAGATGCCAGGGTTCAAGTCCCAACTGATCGATGTCGCGGAGGCTTCTGGTCTCGCCACCGATGACGCCACGCTGCTGAAGATTGCCCTTGGTGAAATCGGGCCTGCAGCTACGACTGGCGCGAACGGTGCAGAGAACCAGGCTGATGCCCTCGCCGAACTGCAAGGCGTTGCGAAGGACACCTCCGAGGCGGTCGACCGTCTGGCTGATGAGATCCGGAACTTCGGGTCTGCGCAGTTCGATGTCGAGAATGCCACGATCAAGTTCCATGACGCTCTCGCGGATCTCGATGAGCAGCTCGCCTCCGGGCAGGGCTCGCTCGATGTGACCACCGAGGCCGGCCGGAACACGCTGTCAACGATGTTGGATGTCGCATCGGCGACGAACGACTATGCGGCCTCTGTCTACGCAATGGGTGGTTCGACGGAGGAAGTTCAGGCCGTGCTCGAGTCCGGACGGCAGAAGATCATCGATACCCGGATCGCTCTCGGGGACACAGAGGAGCAGGCGCGGGCCTACGCTGATCAGCTCATCGCGACCCCAGAGACGATCGAGACCCGCGTGGACCTCGATACGGCCAACGCTACCTCCCAGTACTGGGCGTGGCGTAACCAGATCGAGGGCGGCGTGGTCACGATCCGCGGCCAGATGGCATTCGTGGGCGGGGTCAACCCGTCTGCCGCGCTGAACCATGCGAATGGTGGGATCCACGCGTACGCGAATGGCGGGATTCAGGAGTTCGCTGGTGGCGGGTTCCCGACCGGCATCTACTCGGGCGGCGCGCCGATCCACAAGTTCGCTGAGCGCGAGACCGGGTGGGAAGCGTACATCTCGGGCAAGGCCGATCAGCGGGACCGGAACCGGCAGATCTGGGTCGACGCCGGGGAGCGTCTGGGCATGGGTGACGTGCTCAAGGCCCTCTCGGGTCAGCAGGCGCAGCCGACAGGTCTGTCTGTCGGCGATCGCCTCGTGCTCGAGGTGGAGGGCACCCCGTTGACGGCTGTCGTGAAGCGGCAGGTGTCGAGCGCGTTCTCTGGCGCCTCCTCTGCAGCGCTCTCGTCCCGGTTCGGTACCCGCACCGCCCGCTAACACTCAAACACCGGTGCCCCTGACCCCTCTCGGGTCGGGGCACCCCGACACTCTGAGGTGATCGCATGGCAGTCAGTTATGGGCCTCTACAGAACCATGCCCTGGTCTGGTTCGACTACTCGTATGGTGCAGTGACCCCGGCGACCACCCACGTCTACGTGTCGGTAAACGCGTACCTGATGATGGATTCTTCATCGTCTCTGGCGCTGAACTGCACGAAGGCGTGGTCAGGGACGTGGGGTTCAGGGTCCGCGGTCCAGAATATCAATCTGGGACCGAACCAGTCGGTACTGATCGTGACGTGGGGTGCGTCGATCGCGTTGACCGATGCCCCCCAAAGTCTCGGGTTCGCGGCGTCAGTAACGCATTATTTCGGGACCACGCTCGGTGAACTGTACTTCTCGATCCCGGCCCGGTTTGCGCTCGCCCCGACAGGTCTCACCGTGTCGCGTGTCACCGACGCGCAGCAGACACTGGCTTGGACGCGAGGCAGTACCTACACGTCGGTTGTGGTCCACCGGAAGACGGATGGGGGCGTGTGGCAAGAGATTGCCCGCCCGGCCGGGAACGTGGCTTCGTTCACGGACACGACCACGACTGAGGGTCACAAGTACGAGTATCGCGTTGCCGGCGTTGGCGGGTCCGGGCAGTCGGGTTGGTCGAACGAGGCCACCGTCTATACCTCTCCGGCAGCGCCGACAGCCGTCGAAGCGACTCGCACTGCCGGCGGCATCCAAGTCTCAGCGGGCAGCCTGCCCGCCTACGCGACATCATTCGATGTGCTCGACAACGACATAGTTGTCGGGTCTGCGGTGTCGATGCCGTGGCTGCATGCTTCGCCGAACCCTGCAGTACCGCACACCTACAAGGTTCGTGGCCGGGTCGCCGGCATCGAAGGAGCATTGTCTGCCCCGTCGAACACGGTCCAGTTGATTGCGAAGCCGAACCCTCCGACGAATCTTGACCCGAACGGCGGCGTAGCTGCGGTCGAGTCGAGTGTGCGGTTGTCGTGGAAGCACAGCCCGGTCGACACGACCACTCAGACCGTCTACGAGCTGCGTGTCCGCCCTGTGAGCGGTGCATGGACGACATACTCGGGAACCACGGCCGACTTCCGCGAGGTGACGCTCGCGCTCGGCAATTTCGAGTGGCAGGCCCGCACCAAGGGGCAGCACGCCGACTGGTCGGACTGGTCCGCTCTCGCGACCGTGACCGTGGCGAACCGTCCCGGTGTCGCTGTGGTCTCCCCGACGACCCCGTGGCCGCAGGCGTTCCTCGACGTCGAGTGGTCGTGGTTCCAGGCGCAAGGACGCCCGCAATCGGCGTGGCAGGTGGCGCTCTTCAACGAGTTCGACGCGCAGATCGACACGGCCTCCGGTACCGGTGCGACGAGCTCGGTGCGGCTGACCGCGCGTGTCGACAACGACACCGACTATGTGGTGCGGGTGCGGGCCGCGACCGGTGGCATGTGGTCGGAGTGGGCCGAGCAGTATTTCACGGTCTCCTACCTGCCGCCGGCCGAGCCCGTACTGACCGGGGTATGGAACGAGACCAGCGGGAGCACGTCGCTGTCCCTCGCGGACGGTGTTGAGGAAGACACCCAGCCGACCATCCGAGTGACCCTCGAGCGTTCGATCGATGGTGAAGTATGGGAGCCGGTCGCCGCATTCCAGGCGGATCAGCTTCCTGTGAACCTCGCCGACTGGCAGTCCCTCTCCTACGGGACGACGTTCTATCGCGCGATCGCGTTCACCGCCGATCAGGCCTCAGCAGTGACCGCGGTCGCGGTGCTTGCCGAGTCGCCTGCGCTGTGGCTGTCCGGTGGCCCGTCCTACGGGCAGTGCGTCAGGTTGCCGTTCAACCCGCAAGTGACAGTTGAATCCGGGCGGGCGCGCACCCTGAAACGGTATGCGGGCCGGGAACTCCCGGTCGCCTACTCGGGGGATTCGGTGTCCCGGACGCTCGCCGTGGCGGGGACGACCTCTGACGAACCGCTCGGCGGTGAGATCACGGCCGCGGTGTCCGCACTCGACCGCATCTCGACCTTGCGGGAGCCCACGCACCTGTTCCGGGATCCGGACGGGCGCCGCGTCTACGGCGTGATCAGCCCCATCCAGATGCCCCGCGAAACCGTCGCAGACGGCACCCTCCGGCCCTGGAACGGGGTGTGGGGGTACTCGTTCAGCATGACCGACACCGGGAGGTGACCGTGCATCCTCTCGCAGGCCATCGCGAACCTTCCTGGTTGTTCGAGCTCCTCAACGCACAGGACCAGCCCCTCGGGCTGCTCTCGGGCGTCACGGGGGGCGGGTGTGAGGTGGTGGCCCAGGCTCGTCTCGGCGGGTCTGGGTCGCTCACCCTTGACGAGCGCGGGCAGACCATCGACTGGCTCTCGCATCGTGTCCGCGTCTCCTACAACCCGGGCATCGCAGAGGTGCCAGCGTGGGATGTGTGCACGATGCTGTTCACGTCTCCGACCGAACAGCACACCGAGTACGGGGTCACCTATCAGGTGGAGCTGCTGTCGAAGATGGCCGTCATCGACGAGGACAGCGTGGAAGAGCGCTACTCCCTTCCCGACGGCACCCCCATCATCGCCACGGTGGTGGCGCTGATCCAGTCCACCGGGGAGACCCGCATCTCTGCGACCCCGTCTGATGCGACCCTGGCGGCTGCGCTGACGTGGGAGGCGGGCGAGTCGAAGCTGACGATCATCAACGACCTCCTCGAGGCGGCCGGCTACTGGTCGCTGTGGTGCGACGGGTCCGGCCTGTTCCGGGTGGAACCGTACGTGAACCCTGCCGACCGGCCCGTGTCGTGGACGTTCGAGCACGGTGCCGCGGCGGTGCATGTTCCCGAGTGGGAGCGTGAGCAGAACATGGCGAAGGTGCCGAACCGGTTCCTCGCCATCGGCCGCGGCGACGAGGAGAACGAACCCCTCATCGGTGTCGCCCTCAACGAGAACCCGGCAAGCCCGTACAGCTTCCAGGCCCGGGGCCGGTGGATCACCGCGACCGAGGAGAACGTGGAAGGCGAATCGCAGGACGTATTCGACCAGCTCGCCGCCCGCCGCCTCCTGGACGCGATGTCGCCCGTGTCGCGGCTCGAGACCGCGCACGCGGTCCTCCCGCTGGACCCGAACGCGCTCGTGCGCTTCACACCCGAAGACCAGCAGACCCGACTGGGAACGGTGCAGCGCATGAAGTACCAGTTCGACTACGACTCCGACTGTGCCGCCGAGTGGAGAGAGGTGATCCCGGTATGAGTCTCATGGACCCGATCCTCGATCGCGTCGCGGACCTACGCGCCTCCATCTCAGGGCAGGTGGTGCTGCGGTGGGGCATCGTGACGAGTCTCGAACCCTTCCGCGTCAAGCTTGATGCCGACACGGATCCACTGCCGTTCAAACCCGACCGCACCGTGTCAGGCCTCGAGCTCGGAGACCGTGTGCTTGCGGCCGTGCAGAACCGTCGTGTTACTGTGATCGGCCGCGGCGGCGGCGTGCCATCCCCAGAACCCGGTACACAGCCCGAAATCGACTCGGGAACCGACACGACCCGATACGTGACACCTAAGACGATGAGGGATGCCGCCTACCGCGCCTTCGCGGAGGCTGCCGGGCAGGTCACGACCTCGACGGGCGGCGCGGTCGCGGTCACGCTCCCAGCGTCACGCTTCACCCAGGCGCCCCGTGTGGTGTGCGAGGTGGTTATGCACTCGAACGTGTGCGTCACCCACACGCGAAATATCGGGCCGTCGGTGTTCTATGTGACGGCCTACACGATCAGCGGAGGCATCGTCGCCGCAGTCGTTGACTGGCATGCCATGCAGATGACTGCAGCCAACGCGTCGGGATAGGAGAACGATCATCATGCACACTGCGATCTGCCGCACCGAGACGTGCGAGAACAACGGCCTCCCAATCGGGGTCGTCGGGGAGACCATTGACCCGATCACCGAAGAGATGATGCCGGTCACTGCGGTGCAGTGCGGCCCGTGCGGGCAGCCCATCATCGACATTGATCCGCCGCTACTCGAGGCCATGCGATGAGCGCCGCCACGTCACTCGTGGTCTGGCCTGCAGTCGATCCGCACGTCACCGAGGAGGCCGGGACGCGCGGCGGCACACACGCGGGTGTTGATCTTGCCGCGCTGCTGGACGATCCGGTGCTGGCCGCGTTCGATGGTGAGGTTGTGTTCGTTGGCGGTGACGGTGCGCGGGGCCGGATCTGGCTCGGCGACCGCTGGCTCTACCCGAACGGTGAAGGCAAAACCGTCGATATCCGTCGTGATGACGGTCTGATCTCCCGCGTCGGGCATCTCAACGGGTACGCCACCTCGGTGGGTGCCCGTGTCACCGCTGGGCAGTGCATCGGCTACGCCGGCACTACCGGCTACTCGACCGGCGTGCACATCCACTGGGAGACCCGCTGGGACCGTGCATGGTCTGGCGGGCGATGGATCAACCCCCGCACACTCAACCCCGTCACATTCGGTGGCGCACAATCGCTGCTCTTGCAGGAGGAGGACGACATGGATTCGATGTTCGCGATAGTCGACGGGGTGCCGTCGTGGTGTTTCCTGAACTGGTCTAATGGCCGCATCTACGCCGTGCACACGCAGGCGGAGGCCGACTGGATCGGGGCCTACATGGGCAGCGTGAAAATGGATCTGTCGAGGGCGGTCTACAACGGGCAGGCCGTCACCGACGGCGGCAGCGCGCTCTACAAGTCGAAGCTGGCCCTGTTCGGGCAGCTCGCCCCGAAGGTCGAGATCGTCGGCGGATCGCTCACCGATGCGGATCTCGCACGGCTGCGGGAGCAGGTGCAGGCCGGCGTCACGGGCGCACTCGCGGGCCTCACTCTGAAGGCCGAGGTCAACGGGTGAGCGAAGACCCCGAAGCGAAGATCACGATCCGCTCCGTCCACGACACCCTCACGAACCTCGTCCTCGAGGTCGCGAAACTCACAACCTCGATCGCGGTCAAAGACCAGCACCGCACCCTCAAGGACGACGAGTACGAACGCCGCCTACAGAATCACGGCGACCGGATCCGCGACCTCGAACACAAGGAAGCCGCCCGCGACGACCAGGGGCAAGAGATCAAG